ATTTGCCGAGTTGCTATCGGGTAGATGGGTGGCGCGTGCAAAAAACCATGGTCTCGACACGTCTGCCATGATGCTTTGCATCGCGACGATTGCGGGAGTTGTTCGCTACGTTCCGCCGGCGGCATGAGGGGAGTTTTAACGAGGCGCGCATTGGCGTGGCACTCGACAACCCATTTCTCGGACTTGACGCAACGACATTGGCGACGCTCAAGACGCGCGCAACGGACGCAATCTTGGCCGTTTTGAGCAATCAAAGCTACTCGCTGAATGGCAAGAGCGTGACCCGCGCCGACCTCGTTTCGCTGAATCAGATGCTCGGCCAGATTCAATGGGCGATTGATGACGCAAACGGCACCGCGCGGACTACCTCGTATGTCAGTTTTAACGGCAACTGATACTGGCAACCATGGAAACCTTCGACCCGTCCAAGATCATCTCGCAGCGCCCATGGTTTGACCGTGCCATCGAAGCCGTTGCGCCATCGTGGGGCAAACAGCGTTTGCAGTCCCGCGTTGAGACCGCGCTGTTCTCCTACAACGCAGCGCAGACGAATCGCCTTTACGCTCCGAAAACCTACGGTCAACCGAGCGAGTCCGCGCAGACTTCGCGTTCGCGCATCGTGATGATGTGGGAAGCGCGTGACCTCGTTGAGAACTTTCCCGAGGCGCGCGAGATCACCCGCAAATTCGGAAACTATCTCACGCCAAACGAATACAGCCCGAACACTGGCGACCGGAAATACAACCAGACGCTTAGTGAATACTTCCATCAGTGGTGCAAGACCTGCGACGTGACGGGGCGGCACTCGTTCAAGAAGCTCGTTCAGCTCGCCGCCGAGGAGCGTCCCGTTGACGGCGACTGCGGCTTCGTTATCCGTCGCGCGGGCGATGGTCTAAAGCTCCAACTCGTCCCGGCGACCCGTATCGGCAACCCGAACAGCGCGGCAGTCGAGTCCAACAACTACTACCAAGGCATCATCACCGACGACTTCGGCCAGCCGATTGCATACCGCATTTACCGCGTTGATCGTAACGGTGTCTATTTTGGCGCAGAGGATATTCCGGCCAACCAGTTCTGTCACTACTTCGACCCGTTTCGCGTCGATCAGTATCGCGGCATCACCGAGTTTCACGCGGCGATTCAGACCGCGCGGATGCTCTACGACATTCTCCAAGCCGAGAAAGCGGGCGTGCGGTTCTCGTCGCAGCAGGCCGCGTTGATCTTCAATGACCGTGGCGTAGCGAATCCGCGCAACCTATTCCAGCCGAATCCGGCGCTCAATTTGCCGAGCGGACAGACGCAAAAGAACGAGCTAACCGAGGTCGGCATGATTCGGTATTTCCAGAACAGTGATCGAGTCGAGGTGATGCCTTCGCGCCCGTCACAAGCGTTCACCGGCTTCGTTCAACACTTGATGCACGAGATTGCTCTAGGCGTTGGCGTGCCCGAGGGTGTCTTGTTCGGCACGCAGGACTACAAGGGGCCAAGCGTGCGCGCCGAGTTTGCCGCCGCTGATCGCGTGTTCACGAAGCATCAGGGTGTGCTCACCGACAAGGTGCTCGATCCGATTAAAAATGCCGTGATCCTCGACGCTATCGCGCGCGGTGAAATCCCGCCGCCGACCTTGCTCGCGGGCGAGACGATGGTGCAGGCGTTGGTTCGCGCCACGAATGGCGAATGGCGATTCCCGGCGAAGCTCTCGATTGACGTGGGCCGCGAGTCCGCCGCGAACATGAACGAGAACCGTCAAGGCGCGAAGTCGCTACAAGAGATCGCAGGCGAGGAGGGCACCGACGCCTTCTCCCGTCTTGAGCAGATCGCAATCGAGGCGAGTTTCGTCAAAGAACTCGCCGACAAATATGGCGTACCCGAGACAGCAATCCGGCTCACGACCAATTCGCTCCCGAGCACTCCCGCCGCTGCCGCTGCCGCAGGCGATGCCGTCGGGGTGAGCGCCGCCGAAGCGCAAAAGGCGAGCCAGTCGCAAGGCCCATCGAGTCCTCCGCCACCTCCCGCGCAGATCGAAAACACGCCGGGAGTTATTACGAACGAGTCGGGCACGGTCACGATCAACTTCGCTGATGGCTCCTACGTTCCAACCGCTGCGATTGCAGCCAATGCGAAGCGCGCCCTTGATGTCCGTGAGCAAAAGCCAATTTCACAGCGTGGAATGACTAGCGTTGGCATTGCTCGCGCCCGCGATCTCATGAACCGTCGCCCGCTTTCCGAGGAAACGGTGCGGCGCATGAAGGCGTATTTCGACCGGCACGAAGCCGACAAGCAGGGCGAGACGTGGGGCGATCAAGGCAAGGGCTGGCAAGCGTGGATGGGCTGGGGCGGCGACGAAGGGTATTCGTGGGCCAAGTCAATCGTCGAGCGGCTCAACAAGCAGCAAGAGCAGCCGAAGGAGCTTGAGGCGCATCCGGTCCAGATTCGTCGCGCGCTTTCCGCCGAAGCCGAGTCAACTGCCTCGCCAGAGGAATGGCTCGACGCCGTTCAGACCTATCGCAAAAAGCAACTTGGACGACTCGACACGCTCAAGGATTTGGTGATCGGGAACAAGAGCATCGTCGAACTGAGCAAGCCGAAATCGGAAAACAATTAACATGATCAACACGCAGACTCAAATCGACAGCCTGATCGACTTGGCCGTCATTCAGCGGAAGGAACTCAAGCAACTCGTCGAGTCGCTGCCGCAGTTGCGCGATCACCTTTCGAGCGAGATCGAGCGCAACCTTGAGGAGATCGAACCCTCGATTCGCTCGGAGCTTGAGCAGTTCGTCGCCTCTCGCGCACTCGACGCGCAAGCCAAGACGAGCGCCGAGCTAGGCGCGAAGCTCGACGCGATGGCGCGCAACCTTGAGTCAACGACCGCAGCACGTTATTCGGTCATCATGGCCGAGCGCGCCGAGAACGCGAACCTACTCGCCAAGGCCGAAGCGCGCATTGCAGAGGCGGCGTCTGCGCTGCCGCAAGCGGTCAAGATCGTTGTCGCGGATGAACTCTCGCGCTTTCCTCGCGCGGGCGAGATCGACCAGTTGCGAAAAGAGTTTGCCGAGCCTCGCGGTCTAAATCCGCGCGGGCGCTGGGAGGCGGGCGTAACCTACTACAAACTCGACCTCGTTGCCTACAACGGCGACAGCTACGTCGCGAACGAGGAAACGAAAGACAAGCCATCGCGTGCTTCGACTAAGTGGACGTTGAACGCTGCTCGCGGTAACGCTGGCGGTGGTAGCTTCGTCAATCCAACGGCGGGCGATTACACGGCGGGCATGATCACGAACGTGCCGAGCGGAACGATCTCGGCGACGAACGTGCAGGACGCGATCAACGAACTTGCAACGACTGACGTGCTATCGCTTGCCGACGGTTCTGCTGCCGCGCCTTCGCTTAATTTCACGAGCGAGACGACCACCGGACTCTTTCGCGCGAGCGCAAATGTTCTCGGCGTCTCGGTAGCGGGAACGAGTCGAGCGACGTTCACGAGCACCGGCATGACCGTGACCGGAACGATCACGCCAACCGGAAGTGTTCACGGCGCAAACGGCACGGCAGCAAATCCGTCGTTGAGCTTTGCGAGCGATCAAGACACCGGACTCTACCGAATCGGCGCGAACAATATCGGCGTAGCGGTCAACGGAGCTAAGGTGCTCGACGTGGGAACTGGTGGACTCGTCGTTGATTCCATCGCGGCAAATGCCACCACCGCCCTCACCCTCTCAGGCGGCAGCAGCGGCGCGTCAATTACGCTTCGCGCAGGCGGCACCGACAACATCCTTTTGACCCCATCCAGCGGCGGCGGCGTGCTCGGCTACATCCAAGTGCCCACTTCGACGGCGGTGCGACCGACTTTCGTGGGAAGCTCGACTAATTCCGGTATATTTTTCCCCGGTGGTGGCGCGGTTGCATTCACACTGTCCGGCACTGAGTCCGCTCGGTTTTCCGGTTCAAGCAACCTCCTCATCGGCGGCACCACCGACATCACCGGCTCGGGCGGCTTGAAAGTGTTCGGCACTACTGCCTCCACCAACACCACGTCAGGCGCGTTGATCATTGGCGGCGGCGTGGGCGTGGCGGGAGCGATCTTTGTGGGTGGCATTGTTGCGACCTCCTCTGCAACCCTCAGCGGCGCGGGCGCAATCCCGATCACCACCAGCCTCGTCAAGTTCACAAGCACCGCAGCGGCAAACGCTCTGACGCTGGCGAACGGCGTGGATGGGCAAAGGTTGACCGTCGTCCACGACGTGAAAGGCACGCTCGGCACCGGCGTAATCACCCCGACCACCAAGACCGGATTCTCGACGATCACGCTCACCACCGCAGGCGATAGCGTGTCTCTAGTTTATGTCACGACTCGCGGCTGGATGGTCACGGGTTCTTACCTCGCCACAATCACTTAATTTCAACCACTCACCAACATGGAGCCACAAATCGAAACCACCCTTGCCCGCATCCAAACCGACCCCGCCTCTGGCGTGGCTCAAGCTTTCTTTGAGCAGAAGACCACCGTTGGCGATCAGGTTTTTCTTTCGCCTTGGACGAGCGTGAGCTGGTCGCTTGCGGACCAAGATAACTCTGTGACGGTGGACGGCATCAAGCTCACCTACGCGCAAGTGTCGCAGGCCGTCGTGGCTATCGCCTATCAGGTGCGCGCCACGCCGGTTATGCTTGAGCAAACCGTCCCGCCGCTCGTCAATCCATCGGCCTAATTCCTCGCGAACCAAAACCAAAAAACACACGTGACAAGCGAACAAGCCCTTCAAGTTCTAGCTCAAATCGCCGATGCCCACGCGCTCAACGGCCCAGACCGTCGCACGGTTGATAAAGCCATCGAGACGCTCCGCGCCTTGATCGTCGAAAAGCCGTGAACCGCAACACGCTTTACGCAGTCGGCGCGCTCGCGCTCGCGGCAGTCTTGACCGTTCTCGCGGTCATGGCGCAGCGCACGCTCGCGTCGAATCTGCCCGAGCGCATCAAGTGCCGCGACGAATCCGAGGCGCGAGCGTTGGCCGGTCTGGGCGCGATCCCCGTGCTCGGCACCGGCTCAATGGCTCCATTCATCCCGCCCGCGCCCGCAGGCAAAGACCCGCTCAAGACAACCGTCGCACTCGTTGTTCTTGAGCCGTCTGCTTCGTTTCTAGACGTTCAAGCGGGCGACTTGTGTATCTACTACCCCGCATGGCACGACGGCCCTGTAATGCATCAGGCGGCGCTCAAGGATTCGGGCGGCTGGATTATGAGCGGACTCGGCAACGCCAAGAGCGAAGCAGCGTGGCGCGTTACCTCGGACAACTTCGGCGGAATTGTAAAAAAAGCCTTCATCTGGTGATTTGGCTTGATAGCAAGAACTAACTAACAAGAAACGCACAATGGACTGGACCACTCTCATCGCAGGACCGCTCGGAGGCGTTTTAGGACTAGGCGGCGCGCTCGTTCAAAAGTGGATGGGGATGAAAGAAGCGCGCGAGAACCACGCGATGAAGATCGAGGAACTCAAAACGCTCTCCGCGATTGACGCGCAGAAGGCCGAGTTTGCCATGAGGCAGATGCAGGAGCAGCAGAGCGGCGAAGCGTTCAAGGCGGCAATCGACGCACAGGCCGCGCTCAAGCCCGTTTCCTCGTGGGCGCTCAACACGCTCGCGCTCTTTCGTCCCGGTTTGACGACGTATCTCTTAATAATGAGCACCGCGCTGGCGCTAGTCTTTAACAAGGAGAAGCCCGAGTTGATCGAGTATATCATCGTCTCGATGTTCTCGATGTCGTCAGTCGCTCTCGGCTACTGGTTCGGAGTCCGCTCCGACGAAAAGCGCGCAACTCTCAAGGCGTCAAAATGAACTCGCTTCAAAGAGATATTGCGCACGCTTCCGTTCCCGCCGCAGCGTCTTTAACGCTCAGTCAGATCAACAGTCTTGTCGGCATCGTCGGAGGACTGATCGGCATCGCGTATCTTCTTTGGAAATGGGTTAGGGAATACAAGCGCGGGCAGTAGATTTGACGCTCATCGCCTTTGCGATGAAAGGTGTCATATCATTTTCAGCGTCGTCCGGTGTAATTGACTCCGAGTCTGGAATCATTCGCGGCGTCTCGCTAATCACCGAAGGACCGGCGCTAGGGCACGGCGTGATGATTGACCGCACCACGCTTGAGCAGGTCAAGATCGCTGCCGAGCAATACTCAGGCGGACTCAAGGTGAAGCTCGATCACTCCGGTGGCGCTGGCGATATCGTCGGTTACATCGACGGCTTGAGCATCCAAGGCACAAAGCTCATCGGCAATCTGCACTTGCTCCAGTCGTCTCCGCATCGCGGCTACATTCTCGAAATCGCGCAGCGGATTCCCGACACGTTCGGGCTCTCGATTGCGTTCTCCGGCCCGTCGGAAAAGAGCGCCGACAAACTCACCACTTTGCAACGCTGCTCGGAAATCTACTCGGTCGATCTCGTTAGCGAACCTGCTGCGAACCCGAGCGGATTTTTCGCCCGCAAACTGAAACAACTTCAGACCGGCGAAATCGAGCAACCAGAGGCAAAAATCGAAATCGAATTACCTATGAACGAAGAAATGAAAAAGGCCATCGAGGGCATGATTCAGTCCGCCATGATGGGCATGGGCGACCGTCTCGCCAAACTCGAAACCGCGCTGCCTCCCGTCGAGGAAAAGCCTGCCGCTATGAGCGCGCAGAACGAAGTCGTGCAGCTCGCCGCCAACGCCGCCGCGCTCGCCGCCGTCAAGGAGTTCGCGAAGAGCTTCGGTGCTCCTGCCGCTCCCGTCGCTTCCGCCGAGGCTCCGAAGCCCGTCGTCCAGTCGCAGAAGTTCGAGGAGATCGTCGCCTCGAAATCCGCTGAACTCAAGGGCGACAAGTCTGCCGCAATCGCTTTCGCAATCAAGAACCACGCCGACCTCTACGCCGCCTATCGTGCGCGCGTTCAGAGCGGAGAAATCGTCAAACTCTAATCACCAACTAACATGGCTACTTCATTCAACAACACGGGCACGTTCCTCGCCAACAGCGCGCTGACCGCTTTCCGTCTCGTTTCGCTCTCGTCCAATCGTGGTGTCGGTATGTCCGCCACCGCCTCGCTCCCTGATGGCGTCGTCGTCACTGACGCTGCCTCTGGCGATTACGTCACCGTGGAGTTCCTCGGCGGCACGACCGTCAAGGCCACTCTCCTCGCCGGTCCCGTGACCGTCGGCGATACGCTTTTCTCCACCGCTAACGGCACCGTTGCTATCACTGGCACGATCACCGTCGGCAAATCTCTCACCACCGCTTCGGACGCTTCTGCGATCATCGAGATGCTCCCGAAGAACATCTAACCAATAGCACTCTAAAATACCATGTATACCAATTCCGCTGCCGTGTTTCGCGGCGATATCGCTGGCGTAGTCGAACAAGCAAAAGACTGGGAGGCTGGCTTGATCGGCACCGCCGTCATGCCCGTTCTCAACGTCCCTGTTCGCGCCGGCCAATTCCCATCGTTCGTTCTCAAAGAGGGCCAGCTCCTCAAGAGCGAAGTCAAGAACCGCGCGCCTTACAGCACCTATGCTCGCGGCACCCGCTCCTTCAATCAAGACACCTACACCGCGCTGGAGTATGGTTACGAGGAAGCCGTTGACGACACGATCACCCTCGATGTCGCGCGTTTCTTCGACGCCGAAGTGATCGCCGCCAAGCTCGCCAAGCGCAAGCTGCTCCTCGCTCACGAACTCCGCGTGTCCGCCGCGATCTTCAACAGCTCCAACTTCACCGCGACCAATTCCGCCACGGCTTACACCACGGCGAACATCGCGACGTTCGACGCTGCTGCTGACGTGCAAGACGCGCTCGACCGCATGCTTGCCAAGGGCGAGAGCACGACCAACACGAAGGTTGTCATCCCATACGCCGTCTGGACGCGCCTCCGCGCCTCGACGAAATTCCAGAACCGCTTGCGCGGCACCGGTCTTTCGAGCGATACCATCCTCAACGCTTCGACGCAGGCCGCTGCGGAAGTGTTCGGCGTCGGCGAGGTGCTGATCGGTCGCACCTCCTACGACACCGCTCCCGAAGGCGTCGCTTTCGCCTCCGGTAACGTCTGGGCGAACACCTACATCTGGGTGGGTAACGTCACCGAGTCCTCTGCCGGTTTCTTCGGCGGTGGCGCGGGCTTCACCCTCAACTGGTCCGAATACGGCCCAGCCATCGGCGTGAGCACCTACCGTGACGAGTCGATCAAGTCGAACATCGTCCGCGCTTCGCACTACACCGCCGAAAAGGTTGTCAACGCGAACGCTGGCCAGCTTATCGGAACACAGTATTCCTGATATAGTTCACTTAATTGAACTAGACAAAGACCCTCATTAAGTTGAGGGTCTTTTTTATGCATCCTTGGTTCAACGTATCATTTACCGAAAGAAAAAAGTGTCACGCTGAGTTCAAGAAATGGCTCAAAGAAAACCCGCTGCTCCGATACAAACACGGCTACGTCAGGGAAGACGGTAAGGTGTTTTGCGGATATTCGACCGGATACGCGAATGGCGAACACTGGACCGATGCCGAGACTTTCGAGAAAAGGCTAGCGCACGCTCGCGAGAAAATGCGGATCAAAAGACGCGATCCGAAATATCAAGCCGAGTTCAGGGACTACATCAAAAATAGATACAAGAACATCGAGATGCGAAAGCGAAAGACCAAAATTCGCGGGAAAAAGCACGCGCAGGAAAAGCCTTGGATGAACAGTGAAAAGACGCGGAGAAGGTATGCGGCCAAAAAGAATCAGACGCATCCCGGCATCGACAGAAAAATTGAACGCGCTTTTTTTGAAGAGGCCGCAAGATTAACCAAACAAACCGGCATCGAGCACCACGTTGACCATATAATTCCAATTAAGCACGGCGGATGGCATCACCATGAAAACATGCAGATTCTTCCCGGCCCCGTGAATCAATCGAAAAACTCGTCTCCGTTTTGGACCTCAACCGAATACAAAGATTTCCGCTCCGTGCCACAAAGCCTTTGGCCGGAGTCGCTGATTGATTTTTACCTAGCAATGCGGACGGTCTAAATTTTGACGGTTCGTGCTCCCTTCATGGTCACGATCTCACTTTGCGTTATCTGTGGCAACGAAGCGCACCACATCAAGACGCTCCTCAATTCGTTCGCCGGAAAGATTCACGAGCTTTCCCTTGTTCGCGCCATCGGATCGCAGGCTCCAGACGGAACCGAGACGCTTGCACGCGAATGGTGCGTGGCAAACGACGTTGCGTTCATTTTTAGCGAGTATCAGAACGGGGTCACGGCTAGGACATGGAAGCACGTCGATTCGTTCGCAAAGGCCCGCAATCAGGCTTTCTCGCAGGCTGGGTGTGAATGGCTAGTATGGGCGGACTGCGACGACACGTTGAGCAATGCTGATGATCTTTCCGCCAAGCTCGAAGAACTATCGTCGGACGTTCTTATGGTTCGCTGCCCGTATGACGTGCGCGGCACCGGCAAGAAGCTCCAGCGCGAACGCTTTATTCGGCGCACGGCGTTTGCGGAAGGGCGCATCTGGCACCACGACGTTCACGAGAATCTGCTACTGCTCCCGAATGATCGGCACGTCGAGTGGCAAGAGCCAATTTGGCACCACGCGCCAGTCGTCATCAAGCAAGAGAACCGGAAGCGCAATCTGGCGATCTTGGGTCGCAGCGTAAGCGAGGCCGCAACGCAGTATTTCTACATTCACCAAGAGCACTACTGCGCCGGGAACAAGTCGGCGGCAGAGCAGTTCGGGCGCATCGCGATCTCGTTTCCAAATCTTGAGGACTCGTTTCGCTACGAGGTGCTGTTGAACTTGGCGCGCCTCGTCGCCTCCCGCCGCGAGTCGATGCAGTTCGCAATGTCAGCGCACGGCGTGTTCCCTCACTGCCGCGAGGCTATTGCCTCGATTATCATGCTCCATTTCGAGCGCAACGACGGCAAGATGGCGAGCTGGTGGGCATCTCAGATGCTGCGCCTACCGGAGCCGAGCGCAAAAGACAGGCCGTGGACTCACGAGGCGAAGTGGTATGGCTGGGCCGGTCACGATCTCGCCGCGCGCGCCTATCGTCTCGCCGATCAGACTGCCGACGCCAACGCGCTCCAGCTCGTATTTCATCGGCACACCGAGCCGAGGATCAGGATCACGCAAAAGACGCTCGGCAACTCGACGCGCTCGGTATCGTTCCGCGACGCTTGGCTTTCGACGGCGAGCAAGCCCGAGATCGTCGAGCACTACTTCAAGATCGACCCAGCGGACATCGAGACGGTCAAGATGGCGAAGCAGTTCCTCCACTTCGTCGGAGAAAACGAGGACGAGACACGGCGCGAGATCGTCATCAACGTCGATGATGGCATGGTCCCGCCGCACAACTGGGACGAGCGCGCGATTGCAAGCGGTGCGACGCTAATTGATGCGAGCAATCTTCAGCAAATCTTAGGCGCGAAATGATCGACACACCCGCAATCGTTATCTGCACCACCAACGCGCGCTGCCTCGACGTGCTTAAGGCGTCGATCAAGGCTTATGTGCCGCGCGAGATTCGCACCTACGTCTTTCACGGCGTCGGCTCGACGTTCGGCGAGGCATACAACCACGCGGCCAAGATCGCGTTCAAGGAGCACGCCGAGCTTGTCGTCTGCAACGACGATATCGTGTTCACGCCGACGACGTGGGCGACGCTGCTCGCGGACGTTGAGCGAATCAAGTTGAAGGTGCCCGATCTCGGCTGGGTTGCCGCTCGCTCGGACTACGCCAGAGGCGCGCAGAACATCCGCAACGGCAAAGGCGATTTTAACTTTCTGCGCTACGAGTCCGAGGAACGCATTGTTAGAACCGACATCATTGCGCCGATTTGCGCGTGGATTCACCGCGATGCGTGGGTGGATTTTCCGCCGATCAACTGGTTCTCGGACGACGTGCAATGCCTCGATATGAAGCGCCCGCACTTTATCTCGCGCGCCTACGTTCACCACGTCGGGAGCCAGACGTGCGGCATCGATGTGACAAAGTGCTTTCGAGACTCCGCGCCGTGGCTAAAGGAAAACCGTCCCGAGCTTTTCGCGCGCTGGTATTTAACGAAAGGCGCTTAGTTATGGCCGTGCGCGACTTTGACGAAACCCAACTTGCTGCCGATTTTGGCGCAATCTTAGACCAAGCTGGCATTGCGTTCACCTATCAGGGCGCGAGCATTACCGGCGTGTGGTCTGCTTCGCGTGACGCTTTCGCCGACTTTGAAGATCAACGCCGCGACGAGTCGAAGTTCACCGTGTTCCTATTGACCACGAGCGTGAGCGCGACGCCTCAAGTCACGCAGACGCTCTCGCGCGCTGGTGTGACCTATTTCATCGAGCGCGTGACCATCGACGCCGAAGGACCGGGATGCGAAATCGAAGTGTGCAAAGTAATATGATCGAGATTGAGACGAGCTTTCACCGCTTGGAGTATCAGCTTGCTCGGCTTGCAAACGCCGCAAAGGTTGACCTCGGCCAAGTGATCAAGGAGGAGGCGAAATACGCCATACAGACTATCGTGAAGTTCACGCCGCCAAAGAATCGGCAGGAGGGTGTCAACGCCGTGCGCGCTGATATGGGCAAGGTCGCTCAGCCGCTCGTCTATCAAGACCTCAAGGCCAAGGCGAGCAAGGGCGGCTTTTATGGCTCGATGGCGAAGTATGTCCGCAACCGCGAGGTCGAGAAACTGCGCGCGCTCTTTCGCAATCCAAAGCTCAATCACTACTACGGCGGCAAACTACTCGCCGATGTGAACGCGCTCAAGGCCGAGCATCGTTCACGGCAGAACAATCGAGGCCGCGTGACTGGCAAGCCGACTGCCTTCGCCTTCGGAGCCGATTACAAGAAGTATCTCAAGGATGTCGAGGGTCGTGTCGGCTGGAGCTTGTCGGGCTGGAACTCGTCGGCAAAGGTCGCTGGCGCGCGTTACAAGAAATTTGCCGACCGTCTCAAGCCTCAACCGGGAACCGGCAAGCTCTTCGGTTCGGTCCAATCGAGCTTTGGGCCGCAGCCGTTTATCCGAGCGACGGCGCACAATATCAAGATTCCAAACTACCAACGCATGATCGACGGTGCGATCAATTCGCGCGAGCGGACCACTGTCAAAAAGGTCGCAGCCGTGCTCGCTAATCGCGCAGTCAATCTTGGCTTCACGCGCGTTGGTGGGGTGGCGCAAATCAAAACAGCATCATGAGCACACGCACAGACATCCGCAACGCCACCGCAACCGCATTGACCACGGCGCTAGTCGTCCCGACCGCCAATATCCTGCGCGGGCGGAACAACACGATTGCCAGCGTGAGCTTTCCTTCCGCCGCCATCTATGCCGTGAACGAGCAGATCGAGGTCCGCACGCTTGGACCGTCCAATCGGACGCAATACCGCCAACTCCAGCTGATGGTCGATTACTTCGTATCGGAGAGCGGCACCTATCTTATCGATGATCTCTTCGACACAGGCTCCGCAGCAGTCGAGGCAGCGGTCTTGTCAGATGTCACACTAGGCGGCGTCTGCCGTGATCTTCATTTGACGAATGTCGAATATGTGATCGAACCAGACGAAGATCGTCGCTGGGGAACGGCTCGTCACACTTTCAACTGCATCTATCTAACCAACGACTAACATGGCCAACCATCTCGGACGGGAAGGACTCGTCAAAATCAGCTCAACGACCATCGGCGAGCTTCGCAATTACTCGCTCTCGCACTCCTCCGACACCGTCGAGGACAGCGTAATCGGCGACACCTACCGCACCCGCCAAGGCTCGATGAAAACGTGGAGCGCGTCGGGCGATCTTTACTGGGATGAGGCCGACGCCGGTCAACTCTTGATCACCGTAGGCTCTGCCGTGACGCTCAACCTTTATCCAGAGGGAGGCACCACGGGCGATATCTACTACTCCGGCGCGGCTATCGTCACGAAGTTCGATGTCTCGGCTTCGTTCGATGGCATCGTCGAAGGCTCGATTGCCTTTGAGGGCAATGGCCCGCTCTCAACTCTGACTGCCTAACGCTAGGAAAAACACAAAACAGAACACAACATGGAAGCCATTGATCTAGTCCGCGAGCACTTCAACAATCTCGGAACCAAGCGCATCGAAGTTCCCGAATGGAAGCTCACGATCTTCGCCTCTCCGATGACGCTCGCGGAGAAAAATCGGGTCTATAAAAAGTCGCAGAATAACGACATGGATTTGCTCGTTGATATTCTGATCATGAAGGCAACCGACGAGAGCGGTAAAAAGCTCTTCACGATTGAGCACCGCATCACGCTACTCAACAAGGCCGACAGCAACGTCGTCGCACGCGTCGCAAATGAGATTCTGGCGGACAGTTCCGCGAAGCTCGATGACTTAAAAAACTAATCGGCGGCGAAGCAGGAGCCGACCTCCTCGCCGTCTATGCTATCGCAGAACGTCTCGGCAAATTCGCTCACGAAGTCCTCGCAATGCCAGCCGAAGAAATGAACGGTTGGCTCGCTTATATTAACCATCAAAACCGACTGAGAAAACAACATGGCAGCTGAAGCTACATTTATCCTCAAGGCGGTTGACGCAACGAAGGCGGCATTTGCGAGCGTGCAGAACTCGCTCAATAAGCTCCAGTCGCAATCGAAGGTTGCTGGATCGGTGATGAAAAAGATGTTTAACGCGGAACAGATCGGCTCCGCGTTTGCTACGGCGCTCGGTATCAATATTCAGAACATCTCAGACAAGATTGCGCGCTTCGTTACTGGCCAATCTGAAGAAACGCAAAAGCTACAAGAGGAACTTGCGGCGCTAGGTGACGAGGCAATCAACTCCGCAATGGCTTTAGCCAAGGCGCGCAACACGGATGAGCAAAACCTAAAGGCTCTACTAATCGCGCAGGAGCGGTTGAACGCAGCCGTAGCAAAGCCGACAAGCAACGCGCAAGAGGCAATCAATTCCGAGAAAGCTAAAATCGCATTGAATCAAGTCAGTCTCGAAATTCTCAACGCAACCGAGAAGATCGAGGCCGACAAGTTGAAGCGGTCCGAGGAAATGTCTGCGGTTAACGACCGGCTCGCGAAATCACAATCCGCTTTATACGGTCAAGAAATCGACAACGTGACGAAGCTTAAAGACCTTGAGCAACTACGCGCGAAGCTAATGGGCGCGCAATATGCCGAGAACGCAATCCAGACCACTATCGCGGGTGATAGGCACGAGGACGAAATCAAGCGCAAGATGCAGCTCGCCGACGTGCAGGAAAAGCTCGCGGTGCTTTACGAGAAACAGAACCGACTCGGCATGGAGGCCGGGAGTATCATTGCCTCCGGTTTCGAGGACGCGATCTTGTCTGGCGCAAAGTTGAGCGACGTGCTCAAGCAGATCGGGCGCGATCTCATCCGCCTCGTTTTCCAGAACGTCGTCACTGCTCCGCTCGCGTCGAGTATCGGCGGCGCAATCAACGCAGCTTTCGGCGGATTCCGCGCAATGGGTGGGCCGGTGTCTGGCGGCACGCCTTACATCGTGGGCGAGCGCGGTCCCGAGTTGTTCGTCCCGAGCGGCAACGGCTCAATCGTCTCCAACTCCAACATGAGCAACGGCGGCGGCGCTTCCAGCCCGTCGATCAATGTGAACTACAATATCGCGGCAGGCGTCACGCGCAGCGAATTGCAGCCAATCTTGGAGCAAGAGCGCCGTCGCCTCAAAGCCGAGATTCCCGACATGGTGCGTCGCGGTGGCGCATATCGTTCTGCCTTCGCCTAATCAACATGGCTATCTCATACCCACTCACGCCGCCCGCCGCACTTGAGGCATCGCGCCTCTCGATGACTGGACTCAGCGCGATCTCGCGCAACATCTCGCCGTTCACGATGCAGGTGCAGCAATACAACTGGAGCGGGCAAGGCTGGACCGGAACCGTTGATTGTCCGCCGATGACGCGCACCGCGGCCGAGCAAGTCGTTTCGTTCTTGCTCAAGGCGCAGCGCGGCACGTTCTATTTTCAAGACTTTGCCAACCCGACCGCGCGAGGCTCGGTCACGGGCACGCTCACTGTAGCATCTGCTACGGCCAACGGAACGACGCTCGGCATCAGTGGAGCAACTGGTAGCTTCGCCGAGGGTGACTGGATTCAGATTAGCACGTCGCTCTACAAGGTCGTTCAGGTCAACTCGTCGTCATCCGTTGACCTTTTCCCAGTGCTTCGCTCGTCCTACGCAGCGGGCACGGCGATCACTTATAGCAACGCCAAGGGCGTGTTTCGCTTGTCCGAGCCTTCGACTCAGTGGAATATCGACACCGCTAAATTCTACGGCGTTTCGTTCGGCGTGATGGAGGACGTTGCATCATGAGCATAACCACCGCAGGCCGCACAATCAGTGCTGGCATGACCACCGAAGTCAGCGCGTCGCAACTCTCGCCGATCATTCTCGCCTCGTTGAGCTTTGCGACTCCGGTTCATCTCTGGAGTGGTTACGGCACGATCACCTACAACAGCACCGGATATCTCGGCATCGGCACGCTCGGCACGATCTCGCCAGTTGAGGAGACAACCGACCTTGCGGCGCGTGGAATCACGATGCAGCTCTCTGGCGTGCCGACCGCGATGATTGCCGTCGCGCTCTCGGAAAACTATCAAGGCCGCGAATGCTCGGTCATGTTCGGTGCGCTCGACTCAAGCGGCGCTCTCGTTTCGTCGCCGATCACGATCTTTTCTGGACGCATGGATGTGATGTCGATCAACGATGATGGGCAGAACGCGACCATCGGTATGACTGCCGAAAACAAGCTCGTTGATTTCCGCAGGCCGCGCGAGGTGCGTTACACCAACGAGGAGCAGAAAACGCTTTACCCGACCGACAAGGGGCTGGAGTTCGTGAACGCGATTCAAGAAAAAGAAATCTACTGGGGCAACGCGAAGTTTGCAGCGCCCGTCGATGATAGTGGCGGCGGAAACTACGGCGAAACCGACTACCGATGAAGCCGACTCGCTGCGCTAACTGGCCGGAAGCTCTCGCGACTTATATCGACCGCAAACGGAACGAGCCTTTTGCGTGGGGCGTCAACGACTGCTGCCTTTTCGGAGCCGACTGGATGCTACTCTGCACTGGACTCGACCCTGCGGCGACCTTGCGTGGAACTTACGACCGCGCGCTTTCAGGCGTGCGCGTGCTCGAAAAGCACGGTGGGCTTATAGGAACTATCCAAACCCACATGGAGCCTCTAGGATTCAGCGCAATCAGCCAAGGACACGCCTCCCGTGGCGACATCGTGGTGCGCGACTGCGGCAACGGCGAGACGATGGGAATCGTGATTGGTTCGACCGGAGCTTTTGTCGGCAAGCTCGGTCTTGAATTTGCCAACCTTAACGACGGCGCGGAGTCGCGCTTTTGGAAAGTCTAACCTATGCCAGTTTTCTCAACTCCTGCGGTCTGGATTGCGTTGATGAACGTGTTCAACTCGGTCGCGTTCGCCACTGCGGCGACTGCCGTCCTAAACTTCGTCGCGATCACAGCCGCGACAATGGCCGCGTCGAAGCTGCTCGCGCCGAAAGCACCAAGCTACTCCGACGCATCGCTCTCGCAACGTTCGCAGATGGTGCGTTCGCCGATATCCGCGCGCAATGTGGTTTATGGCCGCTGCCGCGTTTCTGGCACCGTGGTCTATATGTCCACGACGGGCAGCAAGAACGAGTATCTACACATCATCGTTGCACTTGCCGGTCACGAAATACAAGAGATCGAGGAGGTGTATTTCAACGACGAGCTTGTTCCGCTCGTCAGCAACACGCCAACGGGCTTTTACAATGGCGTGGCGCGAGTCAACAAGCACCTTGGCGAGACGACGCAAACCGCCGACTCCGATCTGATCACCGACACGGCGAGCCTAACCGACGGCAAATGGACGAGCGATCACAAGCTCTCGGGCATCGCTTACCTTTACGTGCGTCTTACTTGGGACACTGAGAAATTCCCGAGCGGAATCCCGAACATCTCCGCAGTCGTAAAGGGCAAGAAAGTCTACGACCCGCGCACGACCACAACGGTTTATTCGGCCAACCCCGCGCTCTGCCTGCGCGATTATCTCACCGACTCCGCGCTCGGCATGGGCCTAAGTTCTGCCGAGGTCGATGACACGGCGATTACCGCCGCCGCGAATATCTGCGAGGAGCAAGTTCAGATTCTCCCGCTCTCTCCTACGACCTACGAGAACCGTTACGACTGCAACGGCGTGATTGCGACGAGCGCCGCTCCCGACGAGAACATAGGCAAGCTGCTTTCTGCGATGGGCGGACTGATCGCCTACTCTGGCGGCAAGGTCGTTCCCTACGCGGGCGGCTACCGCATCCCGACGGTTACGCTTACCGAGAAGCACTTCGTGGGGCCGCTCAACGTGCAGACCCGCACGAGCGCGCGAGATCGAGTGAACTCGGTCAAGGGCGTTTATGTGAGCGAAGGCAACGGCTGGCAGGTCTCGGACTTTCCCTCGATTGGAGATGTCCACCGAGAAAGTCTCTGTCGGAGAGACACCAGCTAGAGCGACGACATGAGAGACATGAAACACGGCG